TCGAAGAGCTCAAGCGTAACTTCGAAGTGCCGAATTATCGTGTGATTAAGTTTCGCAAAAAAGCTCAGAACGAGATTTCTCTCGATCAGGGCCTTATGCCAGACAAAAGTCGTGCGACTCTTCAGTACAACGGAGGAACGTCGGTTCAGGTAACTGCTTATTGTGTACAAGAGAATTCTATACACACGCGTTTCGGTCTTACGAATCCTGCGGCTGTTGCTTGGGAACTTGTACCCTACTCATTTGTAGTCGATTGGTTTATTCCAATTGGCGACTGGCTTTCAGCCATTGATGCGGGTGTCGGTATCAAGAGCATCCACGGGACCGTAAGTACGAAGCATAAGCTAGTGTGTACGAACAGCTTTGGGTCTCAATATCTATTCTATAAGTATTATGGGAGATCTACGTTCTTTGAACTCCCGCAATTACCTATGCCTAGATATAAACCCTCGCTGAACGCTATACGCATGGCAAATGCTATCGCCCTGTTAACGCAGTTAAAGCGTTAACTTCCTTCGAAGTTTTCTACTCCGAAAGGAGCACTCTGTGAGTGAAGCTGTAAATGTTGCCATCGATGATGGCGCCGACACGCCTGTGTCAGTCACGTTTAAGCCTGAGCTTGTCTCAGGCGGAAACGCCACCTTCCGCGATGATCGTCAAGGTGTATCGGTCCTGATGCCTCGCATCAAGATCAGTACTTCCCTGTCGACGGCCAACCGGCCGACTAACAGGGTCACCTATTCGGTGTCCTTGCCGGTCAAGAAGACGGTGGATGGGGTCGACGTTGTGGACTATGTCCTCCGCGCCGAGTGTCAGTTCGTCCTGCCGGATCGAAGCACCACTGCTTCACGTAAGGATTTACTTGCTTACGTGGTCAATGGTCTCGGCGAGGTTCCCTTTAAAGAGAACATCGTCGATGTCAGTCCTGTCTGGGGTTAACAGTGCGGCCCCCTGTAAGGCGTCGACGCGATTCATGGCTGTATTATACAGTCGTGGTCGTGTTGGCGCTCCAGGTGATCGTTGCTGTTTTCCCTGAAGTATGTGAAGGGAAGGTAAAACTTCTCGAACGCATATTTCGGTCAGTCTGACGTTGCTTCGCCATGTAAATGGGCTAGAGTTATCTAGCATCCTATAAACCTACCGTTAGGAGGTTTAACTCAAATGTTTGACATTGAGTGCAAGGCTTACTTGAGACTCTGTGAGTCTATTGATACGCCTCTCAGTCTTTCGTGTTGGATGTTAGCTAGTTATAAAGAGTGGGACCAGCTTGTTGAAAAACAAATTGATCCTTCAAATTATAACAGTGCTGCATCCTTCGCTGATGACTATTTGGTTGTATCAATACTTAGGAAGAACCATCGTGTGCCGACTTCTTTCGATAGAAAGAAGAACGCATATGAAAAGTTCTTCGACTCTGAGCGCGTCTGTGCCATTACTAATGAACGTATCCGCGGATTTGTTGATGGTACCATTTCGGTATCACCAGAGATTTCCCTCGTTCTCGAAAGAGCTCGGGGCATCATCTGGCAAATCCTTGGTCCCTTAACAGGGTCCAAATTGCAATTTGCGGAGGCGAACTTTCGTTTTGGTCCAGGAGCAACGACGTCCGTTTCTGGACGTGACGTAACACCCTCAAGAAAATTCACAAGCTCGTTGCATGTGACGCCTCGGTTGT